CACAGCCGTACCGTTACGACCATTGCCCGACGCGTCAATTAGACCATCAGCGGCACCGAGCGGAAGAAGCAACGAGCAATCAAGACCCGCCACAAACCCCTCGTAGCTTTCATCACCCACATAACGCTGAACTTGAAACGAGCTAGTGGACACATCCCCCGCCGTGTCATCCAACTCAATCGCGATCCGCCCGTCAGCATCATCAGCCGCAAGCGAAAGAGACGGGGTACCAGGCTTATCCACATCCACCGTGAAAGCCTCATAATCCCAATCAGACCAATGATCCGGCGTATTCGCAGCAGCAACCTTCACATACGCCCTGTAATTACCATCCGCGAGCGCCTGCGAAAACGAATGGCTAGAAGCACCACTCGACCCCGAAAACTGCAATGTAGCCGCAGACGTTTCAGGATCAAACCCGCCAGCCGAATACTGAGCCTGAGAAAACACCTTCACCACAAACCTAGACCCATCAGCCGTCGCATGAACATCAAAAGTACGATCCCACTCCACCTGAATCATGTTCGTGCTGATCGTGCCCGTAGGGGCAGTCACAGTTACGGTCGGCTGAACGAAATACGTGACCTGAACCCAAGCCTTATACGCCCGAATCACCGACAGCGAAGAACACGCCACACCAATCGACGCACCATCCAAACCAGCATCCGTCAGAGTGCCATCAAAAATCGTTACACCATTCAACGTCGCAGCCGAAGCCCACGTAACCGACCCCGTTGACTGCTTAGTCGTATCAGCAACCAAAGTGGACTGAACCGCACCCGGACCTGTCCCATCCTTACGGCACCGCACATTCACCTGAGCAGCAAGGAGAAGGGCACCGGAAGGCAACGACAGATCCGACAGAGTGAGAATTGAACCCTCACCGTAGTCATAGTCCACATACGTCGCATCATTCGAATCAAACAACGCAGCATGAGCAGACGCACCCGTCACCGCACCCGAATTAGACGACGTGCCATTCGGATCAAGATTCACATAAGTCATACACCACCCGCCTTCGCAAACAGATCCGACCTACGATCAAACTCCACAATGCGATCATCCGCAATCAACTTGATCCGATCAGCATTCACCGCACCATCCTCAACCTTCAAAATGAACACCGGACGACCAACCGCCTGCTGCTGCTCCGGGGTCAACACCATCTCGTTATTCCGCAACAAAGCAGGCCCCTCAACCTGACCGGCAGGCGCACGGAAAATGCCGCCATCATGAAACTTCGGCAAATGACTGTAAAGCCCAAGACTTGCCGCCTCAACAATCGACCGCAAATCCTGAATCGAAATTCCCTGCAACGCCTGCTTCTCAACCGTGTCACGAACACCCAACTCTGAAAGCGTGGCCTTCGCATCACCAATACGGCCACCCTGCCCGGTCAAACCAACGAGTTCTTCCCAGCTCAAACGCAAATCACGAACGGACGTGCTGGCGTTCGAGATTGCGGTCCTTATCGCGCCACGCCGCCACGCCGGGGCAGACTTCAAACGCTCCTCAAGATTCCCCTTCTGTGAAGTAAGAAACCCAAGTGACCCGGCCAGCATCCGCTTTCGGTCCCGCAGGCTTCCGAGCAGCGACAGATTCAGTCGCTTCTCATAGTCAACCTCGGAATCCGTGTAATCCGAACCACCAGGGCCACTCTCGCTGCTGGCAGAACGGGCCGCAAGCTCAATCCACTCATCGACCGTGCGGATCGTCCGGTCATTCCGCAACAGATTCTTCTTATGCGGATAATCAAGACCCTTACTCGAAATACCCTTCAAAATCTTCGTGCGCTTCGCCGCCGCAGACGCACCCTGCTTCTCACGAACCGCCGCCAACTTGCCGGACAACACTTCGTTCGCGTCCTTCACACCGGTCATGTCTACATTCGACTGAAGCCACTTCACCAGCCCATACAGCTGACCGGACCCGCGCTGCGGATCAAGCACCGAAGATGCCTGCCCTGCCCGCTGAAGAAACCGGACCGCCTCCGAAGTCTGCATATCCGGTGACACACCGCCACCTGACAGGCCACCACGAGTCGAACCGAAGTCACCGAACCGGGCGTACGTGTCAAGGATCTGCCAGAACGCACCCTTCTTCGCTTTCGAAGAATCGGTAGCGAACGCCTTCTGGATCAGTTCCCGAACCTGCTTCTCACGGGCACCACGACGCGACTTTCGCTGATCGGCAGACGACGAGCCGCCACCCCACTCACCACCACCCTGGGAGGCGTTACCAGAAAGAGCCGACTTCAAAGCCGCCGAATAGCCAACGCCACCAAGCGCGTTCCGAAGGTCATACTTGCCCTTCCAATCCGCGTTCGGATCAGTCACATACTGATCGCCATACCAAGCACCAAGACCCTGATCCCGCACAATGTGCGCCATCGCAGCAGCGTTCAGAACCGGGTTATTCATCGACGCGTAGCTACCACCAAACCGCTTCACGAGCGCGTCGTTGTAGGAAGTCGTGATCGCCCACGGCCCATAACCAACCGTGCCGCCCGGATCAGTGCCCCTCGAACCGGGCTTGCCGCCCTCCGGGGTACCGCCCTCATGCATAATCATCTGCATCATCGCCCGGCCGGGAACATCAATTCCGAAGTGTCGTCCCGCCGCCTCAGCCAACGCACCAAACACATACGGCGGCAGGGTGGGGAGCGCATGCCAACCGTTCGGGTCCTTCGTGAGATCCGCGCTCGGCCAGATCCCGTTGATGTTGCCCTTCTTCGTGGCCTCGTTGAACCAAGGCCGCTCAACCAGCCCGCCCTTAGCCATCCTCCGAAGCGCACCAACAAGCCCACCCTTGCGAAGCATCTCAATATGCCACGACTCACCCGGAACCGTGAAACCAAGACCGTACTTGCTGGCAACACCACCGAAGACCTCGGAGCCGGGGCTAATGTCAGCCGCCCTGCCGTCCTCATGGTTCGACTGGCCGGGAGGTGCCGCAAGATTGCCGGTGCCGTTCAGGTAGGACTGGTACAGCGCAGCCTGTTCAGCATAGGAACGCCAACCCGAAGTGACCGAGATCGAAGTACCCATCGCCCGGGCCATCTTCGACAGACGGTTGCCAAGCTCAATCGCAAAGTCCGTGTCGCCCGAAAGCATCGGGTAACTACGTGCCGACCCCGCACCCGCAGCGGAACCCGGACCAAGCGAAATCTTCACCTTGTCCTTGATCCAATCCTTCACTTCATCAATCAGGTAAGGACCAAGACCAGTGAACGGTTCCGGCAAACTCGGCTTCGGCAACTTCCCGATAAACCAGCCCGCACCCGCACCCGCAACATTCTTCGCCGCATCAAACGCGTCCGACGCAACGCCAGACACCGCGCCCGCAGCATCCGAAACAGCACCACCCAGATTCATGCCGATAGGGCCACCAACCTGGAACCGTTTCGCCCGCTTGAAATTCAGTTCGTTGAGACTCGAAACCCCAACCTTCTTCACGGCCTCCCGATTCAACACATACTCGCCACGCTCCAGAAGCGTAGGGATCGAATCCCCAGTCGGCTTCCCACCAACCATCACACCACCACGCTGCCTGCCCTGCGGCAAACCCTGCTTCGACGGTGAATACACCGAATCCGAACCGCCAATCGGATCAACCTTCCCAATGTCCGGCACACCCGGAATCAGATTGATCGCATCAATGATCTTGTTGATCACCGAAATGACAGCGTTAGCGCCAGCCGTGAAAATACCCTCAACCTTGCCCCAACCCCACTCAAACGCCGACGCAATACCCTTCGCAACAAGCTTCGTAACAGCACGCATCGGGGCCGTAGCAGCCTTCATGGCATTCAAAACGAGCTTGATCGAACCCTTGAACAACTGCTTCACCCCGGACCAAGCCTTCTCCCAATCGCCGGTAAACACACCCGAAACGATTCGAACAAGCCCCTTCAACGCAAGAAGACCGCCCTTGACATAACCCCAGGCGGCCTTGAACTGCTCTTTCATAACCTTCCAAGCAAACCCGGCAACAACACCCAAAGCCTTCAAAGCAACCTTGACCGCGTTCAGAACCGACTTGAAATCCTTGTTGTGCTTCACGAACCGCTCAAGATCAGCCGACCACCTACGAATAGGCAACCCAGCAAGAGCCTCCGAAATCTTTCCGACCGTGTTGAACACCAACGTGCCAAGCGGCTCAAAAATGACTTTCAGCTTATTGCCGAAAATCTGCATGTTCTCCCCGAAATCACGCGTGTCCCTAGACGAACGCATGATGGTGTCCTTGCCCTTACGCATGGACCGTTCAATGTTCTCAAACTCGAAACGACCCTCACGAATCGCCGCCGCCAAATCCGGTCCAGCACGCGTACCAAACACATCAAACGCCAGAGTGTTCGCCTCAGCAACAGACCCCGCCTTATCAATAGCCTTGAAAGTCTGCTCAAGAGCCTTCTGCGGATCACGCCCATCGGCCGCAAAGTTCTTCAATGCCATTCTCAGACCCGGCATCGCGGTCTGAATATTCACGCCCTCCTTCTCAAACTTCGAGAACATGGCCGCTGCCGTATCAAAATCAAACCCCAGGTTCCTGAGCGGCGAACCGAACTGAACCATCAAATCCGACAGATCCTTAACGCCAACCCCGGTCGTCTGCGAAGCCCTCCACAACTTGTTTAGCGTCCGGGCCTGCTTATCCGTCTCAACACCCCAATCGCCGTACAGGCGAGTAACGGACTGAATGTTGCTTTGGAGATCCGTCCCAGTCATGCGGGACAGCTCAAGGAACTGCTTAGACTGCTGCCTTAGCGGCCTGCCAACAAGATCAAGCCGTTTCGACAGTTCAGAAATAGCGTCCGCTGCCGTGACCGCATCAGTCGGCACCGACGCAAACACAGCCTTGAAATCCTTCTGCAACTGCTTGAGTGGCTTGCCCGTCTTGCCCGTACCAACACGAATCTTGTCGAACGCCTCATCGAACTCAGCACCCAGGTCATAAGCCAACTTGCCAATACCCGCAGCAGCAAGCCCAGCGGCCAAAGCGCCACCAAGCGCAACACCACCAACCTTGCCGATCTTTCCGAGCTTGGCCGGCGCAAGTGCCGAAGCCACATCAGCCTGCAACTGAGTGAGATCACCCTTGACCTCAACAAACGCTGTTCCGATTGACTCCGACACTCGTCACCTCCATCAATCCGCCCGGTTACGAGCGAAAAACTCATCCAGCTCATCCAACGAAGCCGCTTTCGGTTTCGCTCGATAAGCCGTCCACAACCGGGCCTCCGGCGGCAGCTCAGACGCAAGCGCCCACAACCGCCGAAGACCCAGCCTGTCCAACTCCTGAGAAAGATTCAGCCCATAAAAGCGCTGAAAGTCAGCCTCAACCGCGTTCCAAGACTCATCACCAAGGAACTCGGCGAGGCTTAGGATTCCCCCAGCGAGGCTCCTGCCTTCTCAACGAGTTTCTGAACCGCGTCAGTGCCATCCTTGATGTCAAGATCAAGGTTCCAAAACACTTCGGCCTGTTCATCACCAAGCAGGATCTGAACGATCTCCGCAAGGTTTTCCTCCTGTGCCGCCTTCAGAAAGCGAAACGGGATTTTCTCGGCGATAGTGAACTTCTTGCCGCCGATAACCACCGAAGTACCGGACTTCGAGGATGCTGCTTCACGCTTGGTCTGGCTCATTAGCTGGCCGTTCCGTACTCAGGATCACCAGTGACCTGATACCAGGCGCTATTGCCGTTCTCAGGCTTCAGGGACTTCAGGGTGATCGGAAGAACCGCAGCGTTCGTTCGCACGAGAGTGGTCTGAACGTCCTCAGACACAGTGGACCGTTCCATCACGAGACGAGTCTTCTTCGAACCGTCCTGCCAATCAACCACCATTGCGTACTCCGCGATGGCGTCATCCTCGTCCGGCGGGTCGTAACGCCACGAACTCGCCGCAGCATTCGACCAAGTACCGCCACCAAACGCAAGCGACGTGGACAGACGATTGAACTGAAGCAGATTGAACGTGACAGCCATGCTAGTGCCAGTACGAATACGCCTGACCGGGGTAGCGGACTGCCAAGCACCGATCTCTTCGGTCGTCTGACCATAGTTCAGGCTTGTGCCTTCCTCGGTTGTGTAACCAAGGTCAATGAACGCACCATTCAGCGCGGCTACTTCAGTGGTCGGAAGTGCCGTACCGACCGGGGCGATATAGATGTTGCCCTTCGCCGCAACAAGAATCTCATCTGAGTCTTGTGACATGGGTTTACCTCCTGCCCCGGAGGGCGATGGTTTACTTGTAAATGCCCCGAAGGGCGGGTACTACTCCGACTCGGAAAGCCGGAAACCTGCGGCCCTAACAGCCGTTCTCAAAGGCGCGTAAGGTGGGTTATTGACGCTCCCGTACTCGTCAATATGTCCACCCCAGTCGGTGTTGACAACGAACACACGTCCGTCAATTTCAACAACCTCTACCTGAGAATGCTTGCGGTTGGGCATAATCTTGTGCTTGATGTAGAACGCCCGGTCGCGAATATCCCGGCCACACGTCTTCAAACCCTCAATGAACTCCGGGTCTTGCTCAAGTTCCTTCGAGAAGTTCGGGTTCGGTAAATACTTCATGCCGAATGGGCGTAAACAAACGCGTTGATGATGTACCTTTGCCGGGCCGGCTCAAAATCCGTGTCAGGAATACGCGGACAACCACTAAACGTCACAGCAGTCACCACCACCCCAGTGAAAGTTTCGTCCGACATAGCGGCCAAGGCATCACGCGTATCCCGATAAAGCTGCTGCGCCTCACCCTGAAACCCGGGACCATCACCCGACGCATAACAATCCAACTGAATCATGTGATCGTTAAAATGATCGGTGCGGGCACCAGCCACATTGCGTTCATCCAACTGAGTTACCCGAATGAACTGCTGGCCGGTATCTTTCGGTGTTGAACCACCAACCCAAACACTCAAAGTGTCCTCGAGGTAATCACGAACCGTTTTCTCAATGTTCACGAACCCACCTCCGACACACCCGCAACCCTGACAACCGTTGCCTCAACATGCGAAACCGTCTGGGTGCGAGGGTTACGAACCGGCCAAGGTTCACCACGAACCTCATACTCAACCCCGTCCGCTATCACCGCATCAGCCGAAGCAACAACAGTGCCGGCAGGGAACATCGCAAGAAACACCGCAGACGCCAGCTCGTCGCTTTCTTCGTCGCGCTGCTTCTGCTGAATCTCACAAACCGTTTCCGTTGTGGATTCAGTAGGTGTGTCGTTACCCATCTCGTCCCGGGTAACGAACGATCTATTCACGACCAGGCAAGGAAGGTTCAGAAGGCTTTCGATCATGAATCTCCTCAATCAAAGAACGCATCACGTCCGGTTTGCCCTTCGCTCCCACGTACCGCCTCAAAAGGCGTCTAGAACCCGTGGACCCCCACATGCGACTCATGCGCTCCTGCGGTGGATGCCACAAATGAACAAGGTCCGCGTCACCAACCCATGCCGGACCGGCCAGGGTGTGAAGCGCTATCGCCCAAGCAATGTCCTCCTGGCCCCACCCAACGAAACGCGGGTCCATTGGCACATCAAGCAAAGTCTCTTTCCGGGCAGCCACGAACCCGCCACCCGCAACACCTCGATACACGGGCTGATCCAGTTCGGACCACTCCTCACCCGCCATGAACAGACGGGTGCTTTTCTCCGTCAACCGAAGCACGTTCCGGTGCGGTTTCGCCCATGGTGCCCCCAACTCAACCGCCGTGACGGCTTCCTCAAGTCCGTCAGTCCAACAATCGGCGTCTGCGATAACCAGAACGTCTGCGGAAGACGCTTCGATAACGGGCCTTATGGCGTCCGCTTTTACCCACGGACACCCACCCTGGGCGATAACGACGGGCCACTTGTGGCGGGACCGAACCCAATCAAGCGCCTTGACACGATGCGGGCACGAACCCGCAAAAGGAACAATTACTTCGGGCATGGATCATGCACAAGCGCCCCTTGCTGCTCCCCGTGAATCACAAGATCCTCATGCGGGTTATCCCGATAAAACCAAGTGTGGAAAATCTCCGCGATCCCCGCCTCACCCTGCTCATCAAGGATCTGGCCGTACTGCCGCCAATGAGCGCCAGCCTCCCGGGGAAGATCCGTTGCGGCATATGCCGCAGCACCATTCCGAACCTTCGACACGAACTGCTCAACCGACCGGTACGGAAAATGATGCACACACATCAAACCCGTAACCGTTTTCGGGTGACGCACCCCAGGAAACGCTGCCGAATGATTGCCCTGATGAATCACCAAACCCTCAACGGCACGAACCGCAACCTTCCTGAGCGGTGCCTGAGAAGCTCTGCGCCACGTCAAACGCTGAACCGGGTTCTCATCAGCAGAATCAACCCCTGTAGCCACATGGTCATACAGAGCCGCCTCCGACACCAAAACATCATCAGGCATTTCAGCTAAACCGTCCCGGATCGTCCCACCAAGAAGCACATGCACCTCATCGGCATCAAACGGCACAACCCAATCCGCGCCCTGGCTTCTCGCCAGATCCGCCAGACCGGACATTTTTCGGGACTGGAAATACCCAACCTCCGGGTCATCAATAACTTCGGCCCCCGACGCTTCCAGAATTTCGCGGGTGCCGTCCGTAGATCCGTTATCGGCAACGATTACGTGATCCACGTTGCGAAGCATCCAGTCCACCGTATGACCGATGATGTCCGCTTCGTCTTTGACCATGGCAACACCCGTAACCATCAGTAGCCACGTCCTTGTCGATCGTCACCGATATGGGTTACCAGCGGAGCATCAAACTTGCCACCCCAGAACGTTGAGACGACATGCGGATCTTTGAAAAGTTCAATGCTGAACTTGCCTTCTGACCGATCCTCCTGCGGCCAGCCACGCTCCGCAATGTCCCGGCGGTAAAGGCTAGGGTTTGTGGTGAAAAACTTGCGATGGGCCGTGTACTTACGCGGGCAACTCTGCCAGTACCGACGACCCTCCTGAAACGAATCAGGGTCCAGCTCCACAATTCCGCCCGCCCGTTTCTCCTGCTCATTCCACGGCTGCCGCTTCAAAGCGACCTGGGCTATGTGCTCATCCGAAACGAGTTCGGCCATATCACCAAGCGGAACAATTCCGTTGAACACGAAATCATCCTCAAGATGAAAAATCAGTTCGGCATCCGTCGCAAGGATCTCGTTCCAGCCCTGCTGAATAGCCCCCGCGAACCCAAGAGTGTGCGACTGGTCATCCACAATCACAACAGCCTCCGGCGAAGGCAAATTCACCAGCGCTGAAGCTAACGTCCTGACCGCGTACTCAGGCCGGTCCGTGATGAACAGCAGCGTGAACCTCAAAGCCGAATTTCCGCTTTGAAACCAAGCGTGTCAAACGCCGGCATCGGATCTTGCGGCATCGAATCCGGGTCGGCAGGATGCCTCGGGGCGAACTCACGCGCACAATCAAACCGGTCCGCCAACTCAATGATCGGGGTTTGAATCCCCGTACAAAGATCCATGACTTTCCCGTCCCCTGCCGGATCATCAACCGCAAGGCAAATAGCACGGGCAATGTCATTCACGTGAATGAAATCGCGGGTCTGAGAACCGTCCCCATCAATACGAATCGGCAGGTTCTCCCGTACCGCCCTTTGCCATGCCGCCAAAACGTTCGGTTCCGGTCCCCAATCCCTTTGCCTCGGGCCATACACGTTCGCGAACCGAAACACCGTGGCGTCCGGAAGGATCTGCTCACAAGCCCACTTCGATCCCGCATACGCCCCCAGAAGGGGATTCGGTGCCACGGAAGTAGAAGCAAAAATCATTCTGCCATTGAAAATGGTGTCAAGGTGCGCCGTCGCAACAAGGTTCCGTCGCCACGTATCCACCGGGTCCGGGCACCTGGCCGAAGACATTGCCGCGAGATGCACAACCACATCAGCCCCGTCAACATGATGCCGTTCAAGTTGCCGCACGTCAATCAACTGGAACGTTTCAACCTCACCCGGCACGTTCTCCGCAACACCCGTAGAGAGATCATCACAACCCGCAACCACATGCCCCGCCTCAACGAGATGCCCGGCCACCGTGGAACCAATGAACCCGGCAACACCAGTCACGTAAACGTTCATCCGATGGCTTTCACGATCTCGTGATGAACACGATTCTTAATGGCCATCGAAGGGGCACGATTCCGTGAGTCACGACGAACATGCGCCCGATAAATCGCTTCAGGAACCGCCTCGACCGTAGCGCCGGCGAGATAGCACCTGAGCCACAAATCCCAGTCCTCATAAACTTCCCACTCCCTGAACCCGCCAACGTCCCGCACAATGTTCGTTCGAGCCGCCGTCCCGATCACAAGCCAATTTCCTTCCGTCAAGCAGTCCCCGTCACAGTCATGACCGTGCCCCGCAACCTTCGGCATATACGGGGACTGCCGCGAAGTACCCACATACTCAACTGCCGGTGCCCGCAAATCCGCGAACCCCGCCGCCATCGCATCGAAATAGCCGGGAGTGAGTTCGTCATCGGCATCGAGGAACACAACCCAATCCGTTTCGACCCACTCCAAACCCTTGTTACGGGCCTCAGCCAACGTTTCACCATGAACGTGAAGCACAGGAACGTCACCAACCGAAGGGATGGCCCTCGACTCCGCCAACTGCTTCCACGAAACGTCCCCGTACGTACCAACCACAACCGTTACGTCCACAAGTGCGCCCTCTCACGATGAAGACGGGCACCTTGCTTCATGCGTCTAGGCCGGGCCGCATACAAATCATCACTAGGTGCCTTCCCCGCATCCGGATGCAAATGCTCAACAACGGAGTCGTTAGCGAACGCCCAGGCACCCCTAAACTTCGCTGTTTTTACGATCTCGTCATCCAAATACTCATGCTGATAGCCCTCAAAAACAGGGCCATCCTGACCGTCAATGGTTCCCAGTTCGCAATACCACCGGGCGAAAAGGAAATGTGTTGCGTGTTCCCCACGCAGCACCCTGCGGTTACATAGATCCTGTGTTCCAACACACCCAACCGTGTCCGACATTTCCGACTTGGCGGCTTCAAACCAGTTTGGGTGAAACAGAAGATCATCAGCCCCCGAGAAAACGAACGGTGACGAGGTGCGTCGAACGCCCTCATTGATTTTCTTGGCGTATCCACCGTCAACTGTGATCCAGTCCGCGCCCTGCCTCGAGAGTTCCTCGATTTCAACGTGGTCGCCAGGATCGGCAATAAACAAAACGTCCGCGTCTGGGGTCGCGGCAAGAGCCGAATCAAGAACTGGCCTCACGCGATGAGGACGATTCAGAACCGGTATCAGGATCGTGAGTTCAGTCACGACACCAAATCTTCAAGATAATCTTCCGTTGCGGTAGGCGTACGTACCTCATACGCAATGTTTCCAACCGCGTTACGGATCACTCTCCGCTCAATCGGAGTGAGAGTCAAACCACCCGGAGTATCCCTATTGAACCCGTGCGAATAGCTGTAAGAACCAAGCGTTTCCGACTTAGAGAACAAACCCTCCGGGTTCGCTAGCCCTCGACACGCCAGCTCAATACAAAACCCCTTCAGGATCGCCGGCACCGGATCAAGCGCAGCCGCCCACGCCTCCGACTTACCCGCCGCCACCGCAATCACAGCCGTGGCAGTATCAAGCAGCAGTTCAACAGATCCCTCTTCCGCAGTCGTCAACTCCCGACCCAGCCGGGTTTCGACATCAGTTACTTCAGCAAAACTCATGTCGCCCCCTTTACGGGAAAAGGGAAGGGCATCCCCAGCCAGAAGCCAGGGATGCCCAACCAGTTACGAGGAGTAGCCGCCCAGGTTGTAAAGACGGCCATGCTTCTTCTCATTGCCGTACTTCAGCCCAATCTCACCATAGATCTGATACTTGTCAGCCGCACCAGCCTTCGCGAGTTCCTCAACGAAGAAATGACCCTTGCCCGGAATCTCAAGGAAACAAGCCTCGAGATCCTCAAGCGACAGAACATAAATCTCGTCGCTAGGCACATGACGATTCAGCACAACATTCAGCTTGCCGAAATCAGTCTCAATGCTCTGGCAATTCACGCCACCAACATTGCTGTCCTGCCAACGATAACCATCCGTCGAATTGACAAACGCCTCAGAAATCGCCCGCTTCTGGGTCGAACCACACATCAGAGTGCGAGTCTCACCTTCCATCAGGCCGCCATTGTCATAGCACATCTGCATCACGTCAAGAACATCGTCCTTGTCAAGAGCAGTGTCACCATTGTTCTTCACATTGGTGGTAACAACGCTCGCCAGGCCGGCGGTCTTCCGGGCACTGGAGTTATTGGCCGGATCGTTGATTGTGTTCTTAATGAACCCAACCTCAACATCCCGCGCAATCTGAACCAGCGCCTGCCGAAGCTGCCAATCAACCTCAGCAGTAACAGCATTCCCGCCCGTGCCAGCAACACCATACGGATGCGAAGTACCATTCGAACCAATCAGACCAATAGCAGCCTGCTTCGTGTACGAAACCTCGAGCTGTTCCTGATGAATCTCAAGAACGTTACGAACATTCGCACGAACCCGTGCCTCAGCAGTAGGAGCATTCGCACCTTCAAGCCTCTGACGGGCCTCATCCGGGGTACGGAGATCATACGTAGACCAACTAATCACAGTTGAATCGACGCTAGTGCCACCAGTCAGACCGCCAATAGCGGAAAGAAGCGGTGTGTCCTGCGGAGTAACTCCGAAGAGTTCCCCAGTGTAGTTCGGCAGGTTATAAGTAGTGCCCTGCCCAGTAATTCCGGCCATGATTGGCCTCCTTGACTATTACGCCTGCTGTCGAGAAGCAATAAGCTTCTGACTTTTCAGGCTCATTGACGTGCGGAAATCGCCCGCCGCTTCCGCCTCACGAATCTGTTCATCCAGATCCTTCGGGGACACGGGGGTGCGAGCGCCGCCATCACCGGGAGGGGGCGTTTCGACCGGGAGCGTTCCCAGGTCAGCGAGAAGACTGTCGGCATCAGCCTCAATCTCCTCACGGGTCTCCCCGGTCAGCCTTCCGGCCAACTTCGGGGGAGTTTCTTATCGACAGCAACCTCAGAACGAAGCTGCCGAACTTCAAGTTCATGGACACGGGCCTTATGGGCTTCCGCTTCCTGTTTCGCTGCCTGAAGTGCTTCTTCGCGCTTCTCGTCCTCGGACTTCTGTGCGTCCTCGAACTCTTTAACCCTGGCCTCAGCAGCAAGACGGGCCTCACGTTCAGCCTTAGCCTTGTCACGCTCCGCCTTGATCGCGTTACTTACCGCATCAGGATTCTTTGCCTGAGCGGCAATGTCCTCAACGGCAGATTCAGCGTTGATGGGTGTTTCCACGGCATCAGCCGCAGGGGTCTGCTCGCCCTCCGGGGGCGTGTCAACTACATCAGCCATCGAGGCTCCTTAGAAATAGACGCTACGAAGCGTCAGTTACAGAGAAGTGAACTGCTCATCCGGGCTACCAAGCACCGGACCAAGCTCACCGTGTGAATTCACCGCAACCCCCTTAGGGACAACGGCCTTGTCGGCATTGAACTTCGCCAGGTTGTTGCGATTAGCGAACCCCCTGGTGTAAACAACGGGTTCCACGCCACAACCACAAAACGGATGAATCGGCATCGGGGTACTCGTGCGGAACTGGGCTCCGTCAAGCATCAAACAAAACTGGCAAGCATCCCCGTCCGCCACACGCTGATAGCCGGCAATGTCCGGATCGGCCTGGCCGACCGCGCTCAACGTTTGTCGCATCGACAGTTGAACGTCCGTCGCCGCCGTAGACGTCGCTCGAGCCTGCCCCAAACCAACAGCGTCAGCCCACTCAACACGATCAGCCAAAGCACTCCACACAACAACGAACGGACGGCGATACACGTCCTCAGGGGACGATCCGTTACGGGCCGCAGCACCCGTCAACAGATCCGGGTCCACACCAACAACGGGACGATCCAAAGCACGAGCGATATATGCCTCAGTCAGCGCAACCTCCTGCCTCTGCGCCGCAAGAACCACAGGAAGCACCTGCGAAAGCCACTGATCGACATTCGCCGCGTCATAACCAGGAAGACCCCTCCAGATGCGGATCACCGCCCTGGTTGTCTGGTCCCTAAGCCTCTTGTTCAGGCGTATCTGGGAGTCCGCCAGAGCCATCTACACCTTCCGGGGTAGCGTTCGGATCACCAAAAATGTCGGTTCGCATGCCCTCTTCGATCAGCATCGACTTGAACCGCTGAATCTGCTGCGGCGAATAGCCGGCATCCGCCCACAACTGCTCCTTCGGAACACCAAACGCCATTTTCTTCACCAGGGAATCCACATACTCGGCCTCAGAACGTGCCTCGGACGGGGCCCAATCCACCTCAGCGGAAAGATCCACACCACGCTCATCCTCCATCCAAAGAAAGGCAATACGGACAGCCTCTTCAAGACCCTCCCCATACGAAGTCTTCTTACCGTTCGTCTTCGATGACAACCCCGCCTCAGCAGCCTTCAAAGCGTCACCCGAAACGTTCGTGATCTGCCCTAGCAAGTAATGAGGCGGGGTGCGTGTGCGTGCCGCGAGGGACTGGATGCGCTGCTCGATGGCCCCCGTGTAATTCGACAGGTCCGTCGCCTGGAACTCCCCGAACTGCACCTTCTCGCCGTCACCAACCCACAAACGATCCACCGCCGCCTTGAACGGCTCCATCGGATTCCCGTCCTCATCCTCCGGCACTTCAAGGCCAGTCGCCCACCGCTGACGAAAAGCAGCGACCTCAGACGCGACCATCATGTCCGCAAGCAACTTGTTGACCTGATCGACAGTCGAAATGATGTCCGCCATGTCCGACCGTCCAAGCCCAACATGCGCGTAAGGATTAATGCCATGCGGAAGCGCCGTAACCGCCGTAGCGGGATAACACGGAAGCATCTGAGGGTCATTCACAAGCGGAACCACAGGAACAACCCCAACCCTGTTCCTTCCCTCAGGCCGGCGAACCTCCCAACCCTTGCTGCTCCGCTTATAGAAATGTATCGAATCAGGCAAATACAAGGTCGCGTGAACCTCGCCCGTGTCGTCCTCCCACCGCTTGAACGCAGCCTTCCTGCGACGACGATCACCCGGATCACGAAAAACAACCATCTGCGACGGATGCTCAACGGTGATCCGCGGCACCGGCTCGCTCGAACGCTTCGAGAACATGCGACCGAAAATGCCACGGGGCTTCTTGTCCTCCGCCGGCCACACCAGCAGGTAAGACTCGCCGTGCTTCGCGGCCTCCGTGAACGCGAGGGAAGCATCGGCATCATG